TAAAAAACCTGTTGGATGAGATTTTTGCCAAAACCAATCATATTTAAACCAATTCAGATTAGACAATCTTAAATTAGAACTAAATGGCTCAGTACCAAATAAAGCAATACAGCCATTATCTTTTATTATTCTTTTGAGTTCTTTCCACATTTTATCAAAAGGAATTATATTATCCCATTTACATTGGGTAGTTCCGTAAGGTGGATCAGTTAATATTAAATCAATAGATTTATCTGGAATTTTTGGTAATGCTTTTAAACAATCATCATTAATTAAATTAATCACTAATCAACTGACCATGCTAAAGGCTCGTTATCTTCTGCAATCAATCCACCATCAGATTGACCTAATTCATTCTTCCCTAGCCAAATAGCCATAGCTGCATTTCCCTTTTCAGCTATCTGCCATTGGATCTGTCTTAAACGCAATTTTTTCATACTTCTTCCTTTTGTCAGAAATTCGCCATAACGTCTAATAGTATTCTCACTACATCCAAAGTAATCTGCAATTTCTACATTAGTGCATCCGTATGATGCTAGTTTTTGAATATCCTCCCCTTTAAGATTATGTTCTTTTGGTCTTGCCATGTTTTTACCTCTTTATGAGTAGAGTGTACTCTATTTTAATTTTGTACCGCAATTTGGGCAGGATTTCTCTGTCTTAATCTTGGCTACATCATCCTCTTTATCAAATGTAAAGAAATCTTCAAGTTCTTTAGTATCAAAACCTGTGATCTCTAAATCCATATTGATATCTAGCAAGTCCGTAAATTCTTTGTTTAATAAGGAAAAATCCCATTCACTATACTCATTTGTTTTGTTATCTGCTATTCTATAGGCTTTTGCTTTTTCAGGGGATAGATCAGCAATCAGCACTGGTATCTCTTTACATTCTAATATCTTAGCAGCTTCATATCTGGAATGTCCTGCAACAATCACTCCTGCTCTATCTACTACGATAGGTTGCTGCCATCCAAACTGTTTGATGCTTTCTACAACTTTATTTAAATTTTTCTTTTTTCTAGGATTTCTAGCGTAAGGTTTTATATCCGTAATTGCTTTTAATTGAACATTCATCAGTGATAAGTCACTTGGGGTTGTAATTTATATCCCATAAGATCCATAACATATTGTAAACTCAGTTCTGCATCTTCTTTACTTTCAAATACCCCATAATTCACATATGCGGAATATGTGCCATCTTCATTATCAATAATGATATAATTCTGAGGTTTTTGCATAACTGATTTACTCATTTAACAATTCAAAGATAAACATTTATTCCTATATTCCAACCATGAATGTTTACCATATTACTAATAAATCTATTCAGTTTTTTCTTGACTTGTTCAAGTTTGATCATGCTGCTCAAGGCATTGACAAGTTTGTAGAAGTAGAATTTAAAGAGCAAGATAGAGAATGGGCTAAGATCCATTTCCTAGCCCATAAATAATCATACTGGGTTTTTCTCAATATATTCGTCAAGTTCCCTGATATAACTTACTGACCAAGATAAAGGTTTCATCCCCTTACGGCGCATATCTACATCAGAATTAAATTTCCAATCTTTCATTTCTTGATCAGAAAGCTGCTTCTCAGGTACTATCTCCATAAATATTTTCTTTGAAATAAACCTCTCTAATGCTTTATAATATTCCCCTTTTTGATTTCTGTAAGTAAGGAACTTCTCGCCTAAAGATTTTTTATCTTCATCTTTTAACTTCTTCCACTGCTGATAACTATCGTACTTAGTTGATCTTCTGTCATTCTCATCAAGAACATATTTTCGCCAGAAAATATCAAACTCCTGCGTGTATATATTTAGTTTATTATTAGTAGTTAGTGGTTTGTAGTTAGTGGTTAGTGGTTGGCATATGCTTGGATCATGCTCAAGCATATGCTTGGAGGATGCGTTAGCATTAGGTGTTGTATTTTCATCCCTATTTGGTGTACCAAATGACTTGTTTGGAACACCCCATCTAGCAGTAGCAGCTTTCTTTGATTTATCATGTCTTTCTTTAGCTGCTTGGATTTCCTCAGAACATCTCTTATTCCTGATCTTTCCATCCTCTATTCTGATTTTCCCTTTTTTGATAAGTTCAGATTTGACCTCTGATAAATCTTCGCAAAATCCTCTGGTTGCTAATTCCCAGATGATAGGATCATCAAATAAAAGATCATCATTGGTGTAAATTAAATCCTGTAGCCTTCTATAAGTTAATTCAGCTTTATAACTGAGGATCATGCACCCAGATAATTGATCATCAGGGCAATAATTGATAAATATCATTTTAGCCATTTTTACTACCTCCTGAATTATAGCAACTTATACATTTATAGATTTCTTTATGTTGATACAATCTTATTGCCATAAATTTAGTAAATTTTCTTAAACAATTTTCACATCTAATGACTAATCTTTCTTTGTTAGGTACAAATCCTCTATTGCTGACCATTAGATACCCCATATTTGCCGCCTAGCTTCTACCATTTTTGGATTATTCCAAATAAAGTCATCCACATTAGGTTGATAGATATATGCCCAGTCTTTAGGCTCATCACATATCTGTAATACCCTATCCATACCTTTAAGAATATTTCTGATCTCTATTTCATGTTCATCAGTAAATTCTATTTCCTCAAAGTGATGCTTTGTAGGTGTGACTACAAATAAACTGCAGTGAACTGGCTTTTGGTATTTCAGTTCTAATGCCTTTTTGTAGATTAACTGCTGCAACTTATCTGAATGATTGATTGCCATTCTGCCTTTAGTCTTGAGATCAAAAATAAACATCCCTTCCTCACCTAAATCCCAAACAAAATCAGAATAACCAATGAAGGGAATACCCTCTATTTCTACTGTTAGTTCTTCTTGATAGGAGTGCAGTGGTTGATTGCCAAATCTATTAAATAAGGCTCTACAGTTTTCGTAATACTTAGGAATTAGTTTTAAGTATTTAGCTACTTCATCCTGATCATGATAATCTTTAAGAGTTTGTTGAAAATCTCTTAACTTCATTTGAGTATTATCTTCAGATTCATTTCCCATTAATAAATCTTTTAATAATTCTTCAACAATGATCCCTGTAAACATGGCAGGATTAGTTCCTGTGTTGATCTTAAATATTTTGTTTATGATAAACTGGCATGGGTATGATCTCCATGAGTTTAATTTTGAGTATGACATTGGTAATAATTCCCAATGTTCAAATCCTTCTTTATTCATCATTGTTCCTCCTTAGAATAAATTAGTTTGTTGTTTATCTTCTTCTTTAAATTCAAAGTATAATAACTGATGAATATCAGAAGTGAATTTATCTTTGACTGGTACGGAATAAGCGAAGCTGCCAAAACTTTCTATCGGCAGGATCATCTTTTTCTCATAGACCAAAATCGCAATATCTTCATTTCTGCGTTTACAGTCATTAATTACTTTATCTCTTACTGGTGCAAATCCCTTGAATAGAGATTTGATTTTATATTCGTGAACTTTTCTCATTTTTTAGCTTCTCCTTGTAATGTTTGTATAGTTTATCAGCGTACTCTATCGGATCAAAGTTTAGATCACCCCAGAATTTCTTTTCCCCAAATTTCGTATGTAGTAAGTGATGACATGGGTAAAAGCATAACGGCACTACTCTACTATCATCTCTAATCATAGCGCCGTATCTTCTAAGTTGAACATGGTGAGCCTGTATGGTGTCACTGATCTTATAAGTTCCATCCCTTACCTGACATGAGATGCAGGGTAAACTACATACCCACATCAGGTATTTTTTATCCTTGATAATATCTCTTTTAGAATGGGATATTTTCATGCGGATTTGACTGCTGCGTAGTTTCTGGCTCTTTATTGTTCCAGTAATCGCTCTCATCAATCTTGATGCTCACTGCGTTCATAGGATCACCATTTTTATTTTCGGTTTTTTTCCATAGCGCAATCTCATAAACCTTACCTGCTTCTAAGGTAATAGTTTCATCAAATTTAACTTTACCATTTTGGTAAAGTGGTAAGTTATCTCCGTCTTGTTTTTTGTCATTAAAAAACAAAGTCACATATGCAGTCATTATAGACCTCCTTTAATTGGTGTATTGTTAGGCTTTGGGGTTGATGCTTTATTTCCATCATCATCAAAATCAGCTTCCAGATTTAACATAGCCTGAATGTGATATCTGCGGTAATAAGTAATTGCTGATCCAATTTGTTGAGGATTGTTTGATAGATTACCTAAGACTGATCTTGAAGTTATGAACTGACCTGATCCTGTGTGTACTAAATTAGTATTCAGGAATTGAAGATCATTTTCAAAAGTGATTGTGTAGTACAATGATAGATCATATTTATTTAATGCTTCTTCTGTAGCATTTTTGATATCTACTAAGGTACTGTATTCATGCACTCCGTTTTGAGTTTTAAAGAAATTGTTTTTGCCGTTTTTCTGTAATGGCTTAAACTCATTCTTTGCTGCTTCAAGTGCGGATAGCAGCTTTTCCGTTCTTATTTCCATTTTAAAGTTCCTTCCTTAAAGTATGGAATGCCCACGACCTCGTAAACATTCTTTTACTAAGTTGTTATAACTATACTCCATCTTGTCAATTAAGAAAAGAAAAGATGGTCGGATGTACCAGTTATGAACTACCTTATAGCCTTCAACAACACCATTGGTATTGTCTTTAGCTAACTGTTCGCAGCTATATTTATCATCTAAATATCTCTGAGCCACTTCGCTACCCTTATTTCCTCTTGGATCGTGAATGATCTTTGATGAGCATGAAGTTAGAAAAATTATAAGTAGTATAATTAATATCCTCATTTTTCACCTCCTGTTTTTCTACTAAGGGTATAGAGAATTTCCCATCTCTCGCAAAGCACTTCTCTAGGATGTGCATAAAGGGTTTAAGTTCTGGTTTCATTGGGTATATTCTCCTGTTCGTCTTTATAGCCTTGTGCCGTACACTCAGGGCATTGATTGACATTACCATCTTGATCAATGAAATAATGATTTCCCTGACAAATATCACAGACTGATTTTTCTTTTTCTTGCATATTGAGTTCCTCCTTTATGTTAATACTTAGCGTTTGGTGTTTTCTTGTAATGTTCTACAAATGCTTTTACCTTAATGTAAAAAGGCGCATCATAGCCATTAGTTATTTTCTCAATTTCATCACATAACTCTATTGGTAGAGCCTTAGTAATGAATTGTTCTCTCTTTGGCTTCTTGCCATAGATTAGTTCTAGTTTAGTCATGTATTCTCCCTTCAAGGAATTGTTTGATTTCTCTAGTGTGATTGTTCTGATCAAACATTCTGCTCATAAAATCACTACTAGCTTTGTCTGCAGGATTGATAAAACTATCAACCCAGTCTTTTGTTAAGTTTTTAGGATTAGATATTCTATTCAAAAGTTTCTTCGCATCTTTCTTATAGAATGATTTTGACTTACCTGAGAAAAGCGCAACTGCTAAATAGCTACGCTCATTCTCCTTAACAAAAATCGTTGTATCAAGAATATCTGTATCATTCAGATATCCATAGTGCATAGTCCAAGTCATTATTTTACACTCCCATTTTTCAATGTATGAAAATATTTTCCTTTAGTTCTTTTCTCACCACTAAGTCCACCTTTGCCTATTTTTGTTCCGTATCTCCAAGATGCACCTGTGCTACCAAATTCTTCTGTCATTCTTTCAACAAACTCATTAAATTCTTTTTCTTCTTGGGCAGTTAATTTAGTCATTGAATATCTCCTTAATGAAATAAAGTATGAAAGCAAATGTTCCTAAGTGAACTAGCACTGTGATTAGATCGTGTATCATTTATTTTACCTCCTTAAAATTTTTAATCATATTCTGTTTGCCATATTCTTCAGACTCTTGATTATCTTTTACAATAAATTTAGCATTATAAGTTTTGCCTTTTTCTAACTTAGGATAAGAAGAAGTAAACCAAACATATTGATTACTTTGGTCATCAATAAATTTAAAAATTTCTGAATAACCATATTGAGTTTCAAAACCATGTTTAAAAACTAAAGTTAGTTCTTTGACATATTTACCTAATTCAACAAAGTCAGATTTTACTTTAACCCAGAAATCTTTTGTCTTTGACTCTAAAATTTCTAAGCTAAAACCTGTTTTGATACAGGCTAAATATTTAGATTTTTTAATTTCTCTCCATGATTTAAATTCTACTCTTTCATTAAAACTTTTCCAATAATGACCAAATTCAATTCCAGAAATAACTAGATTATTTTCTACTTTAATTTTTGCCATTCTCTTTTCTAGTCTTATCTCTGCATTTTTATTTAATCTATCTAACTCCTCTTTTGTAAATACCCTTCTAGGAGTAGGATCAATTTTTGTTCCATCACATTTGAAACAAGTACCACCCTGTACCCAGTAGTAAGGTGTTAAACCTGTACCGCCGCACTTACCGCAATATCTGTTAGCTACTAATTTTCCGTTATCGTCAAATACTTTGTATTCAACTTTTTCACCATCTCTGAAAAAATAATTAATCATTTTAGTTTCTCCTGTATTTTTCATTGTGATAGTTGTACCACAGTTTTTTATAATTCGTCAATAGCTAAATTATAAATAATTAATATCCCTGTTGGCATTGTTTTTGGGTGATTATAGTGTATCTAGGAAATATCTTATTTTTTAGCAAATAAGAGTTCCTCCTGTGGGGTAATTGGGCAGCTGATTACCCCTTTTTTCATTTTAGAGTGGTATTTATGCTATTTAGATTAAAACCCTACTGTAAGGTCTTTAAAACGGATTTTTTAGGGGTTTTTTTAGGTACTTCCCACCTAATTTCCTTAATGATGGTGGATTTGATAATACAGTGACCTGATCCTGCACATTCATCACCCCACATAGAAGTTATTTTATAGGCTATTTCAGTTTCCCCTATTAATCTTCCTACGGCTCTCATGATGCTCTGATCTGGATCTAAATCAGATAAAATTTCTTTATAGTTTTGCCATTCATTCGTGGATGAACTGTGATCATAAAATTCTAAATAGAGTATTGTATCAGTCTCTTTTTTCATTATGATAAAAATCAATAAACAATGGGAGACCATAGTTTGTGTGTATATATAAAGGCAAGGTGTTAATCATCTTGCCTTTTTTAATTTGCCTATTCTTAATTTAGGTTTCTTTATTGGTATCTTCCCAAATGATAGTTTTTTAAATGTTCTACCTTTACTGCCAATTATTCTTGGTTTAATTAAAACGGCTAGGCTTCCAGTAGTAGTGATCATTAGTGCATTAATCCATGACCAAACCAGACCACCAAAATGATGATTGCTAGTTTCCATAGATTGTTCCAAGTCCAATACGGATCTAGTTCATCTAGTACCCAGTTTACTTTATTCATTATCCAATCTTTCATACTTTACTCCTTCTTAAATTTATCGGCGATCTTCTCGCCTGACCGACCAACAATATAACCACCTACACCCACTAAGACAATATTTAATAAACTGTTCTGAACGCTCTCAGGAATGTTAGGTGCAGTAAACCCAAACCAATGCGCAACAACTAATCCTGCAAATATTAACATTAATAATGGTCGCCAGTTTCTTTGTAGCCAACTACCATTCGCTTCTGCCGTAATCACTTTAGCTTGGGCTTCTAATTCTTTCAGTTGTCCTGAAATTAATTGTTCTTGAATTTTTTGTTTGATCTTTTCTGCTTCTGCTTTGTTGTCTATCGTTTTATCTATTGTACTAAATAAAGTTTTGATCATAGGTGCAGCCGCACTTAATAATCCCATCATGCTAAACCTCTCATTCTTTTAGCTAATCTTTTTGATCTGTTCGGTAGCTGCCTAGCCCACAAACTATTTAACATTTCTATAGATGCCATTTTATATTGCTTGGCTAGTAAGGCTTGTCTGAACTTCTGGAAGTTCATCAACTTAGGTAGTCCAAGATTAAATGCCATATCAACCACTATTTCAAATGCTTCTTCATGGATATCATTTACATCAATAAACTTTCTTGCATCATCAATGGCTTGATTTAAATCAGTGGTAAATATCTGATCTACTTCTAATGATGTTAGTTCTTTATCTATTAAATATTCCTCATCAGGTAATTTGATTAAATGACCTACGCCTATAGTCCAGTTATTGAGTGTATCTTTATAAGCAGTGTGTCTGATCCCCTCCGATAAAATGATATCCCTTTTAATTCTATCTATGTTCATTTCTTTCTCACCTTCTTAACCTTTGGTAATAGTTCCGTCATTACCTTACTAAGATCCTGCTGCAATACATTTAGATATCCAATATGTAAATCTAAACTGTTGCGTTCTGTGACCTCTGCCAGTTCTTCATTCGTCATAGTTAATCTTATCTGATTACCTACTTTAACGATCCTCATATGTAGATATTTTTATCCCATGATCCATTGTTCTTCAAGACCATAGGTGTAATGGCAGGGATGCCATCTGTAATCAAAGCGCAGCTAAGAATAGGTTTTGCTACATTAACCTTCATATATGCCATGCTTAAACTATCTTTATTCACTAGACATCCTGTAGAGATACCCCAGTTTAAAGCAAAATCATTAGCTACAAATTTGACCTCTGATACTGTGTGAAAGTGTCCTTGTACGCAGCACATACTCGTTTCTTTGACCGCTTTGGCAATATCTTTGGAAAACTGATGGGCGAAGCAAATTGTATTCTTATCTGTTTTAATAATGTGTTTATCTTTCCATTCCCATTTTTTATTGACTTCTAAAATATCATTATAGGGTTTGATAAATCTCCTAGACATTTTATTAGCTACGGCTCTACGCAAGACTAAACTACCATGATTACTTTCTAGTAAGGTCATTTTTGGAAATATCTTTTCTAGTCTTTTAATCCATGACTTAGTGACTTCTAATTCATCAAAGGCACTGGGTAGATCAGGATCAACACCATGAAAGTTTTGAGAATGATAATCAGCTTCATCTCCAATATGGATGACTGTGTCAGGCTTATAATATTTATTGAGTTTAGCTAAGAACTCTATGCACTCAGGGTGACTATAAGGAAAGTGAGTATCACCAATAACTAATATTTTTTTATGCGCCAACATCTGCTGCGTTTACACAAGCAAATCTGTATTTGCGAATATTGTATTCATCTAAGATTAACTTTAGATCAGATCCTAAGATTTTACAATGTTCAAAGGATTGGGTTTTTTCATTCACTGAGATACAGACTGAATTGTAGCAAAAATATCCCACAAGGAATATTGCCTTTAAGGTCACTTAATGACACCTAAGAGTTTGACAAATCCTACCAAGATAGCAACTACAGTTCCAATCACGACTAATACCTTTAATCCGCCCTTAGCCATATTGATTGATTTATCTAAATCCTCAATGCGTTTATTTGCATTATCTAAACCTTCTGTAAGGTGGTCTATTTTTTCTTCCATGACTGTTAGCTTGGTGATTAATACTTCTACCTTTTCACCAATCTCTAACTTTGTCATGTTAGCCATTATGCACCTAGTTTGCCTAGTTTAACTTGAGATTGTTTTTCAAAAGTATCAAATAATTCTTTTTCTTTTTTCTGTTTTTCATCATATTCTGCTTTAGCTTTACGCATAGCCAAAACATCATCTACAGTGACTTCTAAATATTTCTTTTCCCATTCATATTTTTCATTTGTTCTAGTATCTAGTCTTTTCGTCACCCATAAAATTTCTTTTTTTAAATCCTCAATGGTTTGGGCTTGTTCTTTTATTATTTTTTCTTTTTGTCTGTTTTTTTGTTTAGACTCTTTTAATTGATTTTCTAATTCTTTGAGTGTTGCCATAATGCCTCCTTAATTTGCTCTTGCATCTGCATCTAATAGCCAAGATATTCGGTCTATTTGTTTCTGCATTTTATCATAATCTTTGTGCATTTCCATAATGCGTTGCATATCTCTTTCATTGTTGGCTATTCTACTATCCATTTTAGATATAAACCAAACTAGCGATACGGATTGAATGACTATTGCCATAATAATACTGATTGTTTTACTATCTATATTCATGTTTACCTCGCAGTGACGGGAATACCTGTTGATGAAACAAAGGGGTGTTCGGCAAATGCAAGATAGATGTATGTGCCACCAGATGCGTTAATTTGAGGATCATCTTGAACACATTTAAAACCATTTGATAAATAATCAAAATTATTAACAGTTGCTCCTTCTGTTTCTGCATCACTTGTATTTGCCAAAAGTATTTTTCTGACTTCATTAGAGGGATTTCTTGCACTATCGTTTATTTGCCAATCGTTAGCTACATCTGTTCTTTTAACTATGGTAAAAGCAGGTCTAAACCCTGTATAGATGAATGTTCCGTCTGTACTTCCATTTCCTGTATAGCTACCAAACTTGCTATATCCTTCTATTTCTGCGAAACAGTAAGCGAGTTGGTTTGCACCTGATTTATTATTTTCATCATTTGCACCCACTGTAAATACAGTGCTAGTTGGCTCTGTATTATTCCATACAACAGAATTAGTTGCAGTTGCTGATGTTTGATTTAATCTTACAAAATCAGTTGCTGATAAAGAATAATGATAAACTGGCCATCCATTTGAAGCACTTCTACATTTCGTAATAATAAATTTTGGTGCAACACCTAATCCATGTCCAACAGTTGCGTTTGCTTGTGTTCCTGTATAAGTAACTATAGAAAATCCTGCAGTAGTATTCGCTTGAACTGTTGAGGTAATAGTTCCGTCTGTGTTAGATGATGTACTTCCTGCGTTTGCTTTCCAAGACCATAATGCGTAAGTTCTAGCACTATTATTTACACCATAATCACCTAAATCATTTCCCAAAGTCACTCCGTCACTATCAAATGATTTTAAAGATTCACTAACTGTGATTTCAGCATTAGTATTATTAGAACTTAAAATTTTTGTTGCTCCTCTATTTGAATCAAATAATGCATGGTCAATAGCACTAGTTGTTCTTCCTTTAAACCAAGTAAAATCAGGTTGAAATCCAACTCCTGTGACAGTTCTGTTGGTAGTTGAAGTACCTGTATATAAAACAGTATTAAAATACTGACTCCCATCATCAATCGTAGGGGATAATACAGTTGCTAGGTTTTGAGTACAGAGTGCTAGATAGCCACTAGGGGGTGCGTATTCAAAGTTTCCATATCCGTTTTGGTCACTGTTGCCAGATGAGATTGTAAAACCTGTTGGTGGATTTCCAAAATTGTATCTTTTAGTTCTACCATCTGTGTCTGATACAATACTGTATATTGTAAAAACTCCTTCTGTCATGTCCGTATCCGTAAAAGCAGGATTAGTACCACTAGCAGGGTCACCACTAGCAAACCAAGTTCCATTTTTACCCCACCATATTTTCCCTGCTTCTGCATCTACAGCGACCATTCCAATATCACCATTAGATAAACCTGAACCATACGCATCATTACTTCCGTCATGCCTTTTATTTCCGTTTGAAGGATTTACTCCCCATGCCCAGTCATATTGAATACATTCTGTTGGTGTAGAGCTTGTTGTCTGTACAATATTACCAACTCCATTACTTCCATCGGGTTTGTCAGTTCTAACTATTCCATAATTACCTGCGGATGCTCCACCTTGTTGCATTTCCCAATACCATTTTCCACTGCCCCCTTGCCATCCTAAAGTTCCTAATACAGTTTGAGCATACCCCGAAGTCTGTCCTGTATGGATTAAATTTCCCTCGTATGGGTTGCCTGCTAGAGAAGCCTTAGCAAGAGGATTTAAGGTCATAAAGTTATTAGTCGGTGTATCTGTTGTTTGGTCAGTAGATGCTAAATTCGCAGGAGTAAAGTTATTACCATTACCCGATTGGTCAGCACCTAAACTACCACTGTTTTCAAAATCTAAATAATACCCTGCACTACCAAATGTACCTGTGTATTCAATCGGTTTCCATATACCACTGTCATCAAATTCACCGAAGTTTGTAGGTTCTAATTGTTGTCCGTCTATTTGATAAAATTCTGCTAAATATCCATCATAAAAAGATGATTGGTCTACTTTTTGTCCTATATATCTAGTATTACCTGTTGTATTAAAAGCAAAATCATAATTTTGTGAAGGCCCTGAATTATTATGAAAAGATGTTATTCTAACACCATTAACATACATTTTTACTCTATCTGTTTGAGTAGCAAGAGTTGAATCACAAGCAAGAACAAAATGATACCAAGCACTACAATCTCTAAACAACATTGTTGGTCGCCAATAAAACTGACTACCTCCTGCTTCAAAAAAATAAATTGTACTATCAGCAAATAAAGAAAAACCATTGTCACCACCAACATCTAAAAAACCACTATAATTACTTTGCGGAATTTGACTTGGTTTAAACCAAAAAGATGCTGTAAATTTCTTTGTATTAGTAACAGAAGTAAAACTTCTGCTTAAATAAGGACTATCACCATCATTAAATCTGAGAGAATTATCAATTTGATAATTTCCAGTGTCTAATTGTCCACCTCCAAGAATAGGAAATGTCATTTATATCTCCTCTGGAAAACTAACTAGTGGTCTTGTGATATTACCTTGTTCATCTTGAGTCCAAGTAAATAAGGTCTTTAAATCTTCTACTGTACCACAAGCATTAATTTGACTTTCCATTTCATCTGACTTTGCTCTGACTTCATTTCTGTAAGTAGCAACATCTGTTGGAATTGTTTTGGTGTTATCTTCTTGGTAGCGAATAACATACCAATCGGTAGGTGCTAGTAATCCACCTGCTTGTGTTTTAATCTTGGCAATCTCTAATCCTTTTAGTCCGTATGATTTA